ACCTGTAGGTTCTGATACTTTAGATTTAACAGGAGCTGCTGGAGCAACAGGTAGTTCATGTTCAACTGCCCTAACTGGAGGCTTATAATTTTCTACTCTATATTTTTCATTCTGTATGTTGCTTAGTTTTTCTTGAGCTTCTAACAATTTGTCAGAGTCTCCAAGTTCATAAGCTTCTTTATATTCTTGTTTGGCTCTTGAGAGTTGTGCTTCAACTCTACTTTTTGCCTGTTCAACTAATACTCCTTCACCTTCGTCTAGTGTTTTTCTTAGTCTTTGATTTTCGGACATAAGCTTTGAAGTTGCGCTAATGGCTTCTTCTCTTAATCTTGTGGCTTCTTCTTTTTGCCTGCGCTCTTCATGATATTCATACTTGAGCTGCTTAATTCTTTTTTGTACGTCTGTTCCATATTTTGCTACCTCATCGTCATCAGGTATCTTGGACTCTACGTTTTCATCTCTTTTAGGTTTTCTGTCTGCTTCAGGTGTGTCATCAATAATCTCTATCTCTACAGGATCATCTGACATATTAATTTCTTGTTCGATTTTTTCTGCTGAATTTTCCATTATGCCCTCGTATATCCTCTAGGATCATCAACCACAGCTTCCACTGTATCGTCATTGATTAACCTAAATTCTTCACCTTTAAATTTAAACCTAGTTCCAGAATATGATCTGAATATTACAAAATCGCCTTCTTTGCAATAAGAGCCATCAGGAAACTTGTCTTTATCTTTATAACAAGAAGGTCCCATGCCTATTACTAAACCGATAATGGATGCAACTTCTTCCATCCCTTTTAATTTATCTGGTATAATAACACCGCCATCAGTCTTTTCATCTAATTTTGGTATTGCAATTAATAACTTGTAACCTTTGGGTTCAGGTAACTTACGAGTGATTTCTTCATCTAACTCTAGTTTTTTTGCAGAGAGCATCTCTGTTCCTTTTTGCAGTGATTTAGGTTCACAGTGACCTTGCGAGCTTTATGCCCGAATATTCTTATTTTAAATATACACAACTATTGACAAGTTGGGAAGGGCTAATCTTCAATATATTTTTTTTCATCTTCTTGCAACAGTTCTCTAGCTGACACAAGTCCCTCGATTTTTCCAACAAGCCTTTGGTATTCCTCGAAATTAGTAGCTCTGCCGGATGCCAAATGGTAAGAGACAACATCTATTTCCTCATTTATTTTTTTTATTAAGTGCGTGTAAATGGTATCATTTCTACTCACCTGTTAAATCTTTCGCTATTTCTACAGCCAGTCTCGTACCTTCTGAGACAGCTTCATTTTGAATCTTTTGAAGTTGAAGATCAGCGTCTGAATTATTTTTTGTAAGGGCAACACCAAGTCTCGCACCTTCTCTTTTGTTTTCAGACTCCAATCTTTCGGTTTGATTTTTATCATTGATCATTGCTTTCTGAGCATCAAGCTCTAATCTTGCCATATCCATTTGTTTTTTATGCTCAAGCTCTTGTTCTTTTATAGCAAGCTCTCTTTGTTGTATTTGAGTTAATGGATCTTGCTGTTGTCTTTGTGCCTCTGCTTGTTGAGCTTCAGCTGTATTTGACTTTAATAATTTTTCTGCTGCTTCTGCAGTAATCCTTGATAATTCTGCTTCAGCATCTTCAGGCAATGGTTTTTCTTCATCAGGCATAGATATTCCAAGATTTTTTTCTATCTCTTTTCTGTATTGAAAAGCAACGTGTTCTGTTATGTGAGCTGATAAAGCGGCTTGTATTACTCCTGCAAAAGGAGATTGACCAACAATTTCTTTTAATTTTGGATCGTTTGCTGCAGCCATGTGAACTCTAATGTGAGCCTCATGATCTTGATACTTAAATGCTTTTACTGGCTCTTGTTTTAACATTGCCATATTTTCTGTTACAGGGTCAGAAGGCTTTATGTCTTCTGGTAATTTTATTATTGAACTTGGATCTTGTATGCCAAGAACTTCTAGCATCTGTCTGTGAAGCTTCCCCATGTCATATAACTGAGGAGCTTGTTGAGCTAGTTGAAGAGCAGCTTGATATTGCATCACTCTTTGTGACATGGTTGCTGCATTTGGATCAGAAACAGGAATTACATCTATCCTATCATCAAAATCTTTTGATCTAGAAAAGTCCCCTTCTGTGTCATATGCATATTGATCGTCCATGTACTCATTAATTATTTTAGCAAGAAGTCTTAATTCTTTTTTTAATGCAGCATGAAGCCTAGCCTGAACTCCAGACATGACTTTCATTGATCTTTCCATTAAAGCTAAAGTTGTTCCGACTGGTGCTTGGGCGTTAATGTCCCCAACCTGTATGTCGGCTACCGATCCTATTCTTCTTCCTTCGTCAACAATGTTTCCGAGTAATTGGTACAATACCGCTGACGGTTCTTTGTAAGGAATAAAAGTAATAGCATCACGGATTGCACCACCCGGGACATCAACGTCACGGAACTCACCCGGCATGAGAGGCGAATCATCACCTTTGATACGAAGCCCCCTAGCTTTAAGGCCAGCTGGCAAATTTGACAACGTACCGGCATCAATAAGCTGTCTGAGAATTGAGGTTGCACTTTTTGCAAGTCCTCCGATGAGGTGTATAAGTCCTGTACCGTAAAAGCCCAACCCGGGGAGATACCTGTAGTGGACGAAGTATTGTCTTTTCTTTTTCTTTTTGTCATCTTCGTAATAATTCCTTCTTATGGATAATATCTCTCTTGATGACTTGTCTATAGTTACAACGTATGGCCTAGCTATACCGTCTTCTTCTTCAAAAGGTTCTGGCAACTCCATGTCAACATGCATTTCTAAAAGAGTATGCCTATCGTCATCTTCTATTGTAGCTGTTTCTCCATCCAAATCATCATATTTTTCTTGTATATCAGAGTAATCAGGCTCTGGTTCAGGAAGATCTATGTCACGATAGAATCCATTGTTTTGTAATTTTAATATATCATTAGCTGATTTCTTCATAACATGAGTGTATCTTTCACATGTCATAAGATCTGACGCTCCATAGGAAACCACAAAGTCTTCTGCAGGTACGAACATTGCACAAGGTCTTTCCATAATAGGATCGTAATATACTTTTTTAAAAGCTGATCCTGCAAGAGGCAACTTAAAAAGCATCTGTTCAGTCTCATCTCTGTATTCTGTCATCTCCTCCGTAAGAAGATAATTCATCTCATTCTCAACTCGTTGTGCTTGTTCCGTTTTTTCAACAGATAACTTGCCAAGTATCTTTGTTCTTACAGGTCCTGATGCTGGATAGATCTCCCCCATAGCTTGAGCTTGGAATCTTACGATTGATTCTGTAAGTATTGGATGGAAAACACCAGAAGCTCCAGCCCACGGCTGTTGTCTTTCTTCAATCTTCATTCCCAAAAGATCTAAGCCTTTAACATAGCTTTTTGCCCATTCACTTCTTGATTGCCTGTCAGAATCAAAGTTCGACATCAATTCACTTGCCATAGATTGCAGATCGCCTTCATCTATTTGATCCGCTAAATTTTCATCAAAGCCTTGATTCATTATATCTTCTACTTCATCTCCAGTAAAATCTATAATCATACCACCATCTTCTGTTTCAACGGATACAGATTCTGGATTAACTATTTCAATGTCTATTTCTGTGGATTCTATTTCATCCTCATCTCTAATCATTGGTGTCATTGGTTTTTCAATAGCCATGTTTCAATTTTCCCTAATAATACTCGACTGGTCTTCTGTATTTAGGTTCGTCATCCCAGTCATCCATAGTTGTTCTAATCCAACCGCCTTGTCGGAATCTTAACAGCGCTTGCGTAGTCGAGTCAACCAAGTCATCGTGGTCACCTGCTGGAAACGCTGCACATTCTTCTATAACTTCTTCTGCCCATCTTGTTGGTGGGTGCCAAATCACACCACTAGCAAACATATCCGTAACAGCATTTACTCTAGCTATCTTATCCTGTCCTCTACTTGGTGTAAACTCTGTAACTGGTATACCCATAGCTCTAAGTTCAAAAATAAGAGGAGATCCGGAAGCTTTTGCCTCTACAATCATTTGATCTGGCTCAAATTCCCAGTATTTATCGTAAGCTGCACGTTTTAATTCTGGAAATTCTAGTTTTTCTTTGTATGAGTCAATTAATATAAGATTTGGCTGCATAATTCCTTCAGCATTGGGCTGATGAAAGACTCCCCACGTTGTGCAAGCGCTATAATCCGCTCTTTGCGTTTTTAAGAAGGCTGTGTCCCATGATTGAATTATTGAATCACATG